TTCCTACTCGCTACACCAATTCTTGTTAGAGTTTCTCGTACTTTTAAGAAGTCATCAGGTTCACCTAATGTAACTTCTATCATTTGGTCAGCAGACCACTTAACCTCGGGCTCGGCAATCATTTTTTTCCTCCAGTTTCAAATTTAGATTTTATAAAATTAAGTTGTTCTTTGGTTAGGATTCTTAGAGCCTGCTTTGCCTTTTCGTTACTATAACCATAATAACGTTTAACCAATTCAAGATCTTTAATCTCATCTTTGCGGAGCCAAGGAGAGAACCTCTTTCGCTTCCTCACACTATTTAGATAAAACGAATATTGCATATCACTATCAAGATTGTGACTGAGATTCATCTCATTCGCAAACATAACTGTATCCAAATGTCCTGACATACAACGGTTAATAATGTATGCAGGATACTTTACATCTGGATCCTCTTCATAAATATTATTCTTATTTTGGTTGATTGAATTCAACCAGTCTTTCAATTCAGTCATGATTTAGGTAGTTGGCGATTAAAGTTCCAGTAATCAAATTTTTGCCAGAGATAATATATTCCTATTAAAGATCTCTTGACAAACTCTTCAAGGAGTATTAATGATAGTATTATAACATATTCCATTTCTTTAGTATCCAAGAACTACTATTCTTTTTATCTGTACCACCAACACCAAACTTAAACTCTACTCTCTTATCATTCCTGTATCTCTCATATTCAGGAGTATTCACACTACCTCTATCACCACCATTACAGAATAGTACATTATCATACACTTCTAATGCAGTACCAATAGCATCACAGGCACTATCATCCTTATCAATAAACTCAATGGCAATGTCTACACATTTAAGTTCCTTAATGATACTCATCCTTTCATCAATTGTCATGAAAGGTTTTCCCTTCTTTCTTGTCAACCATTCATCGGAATTTACACCCACACATAATGGGTTTCCTAATTCCTTTGCTGCTTTAAAATAAGCAATGTGTCCACTGTGTAATGGATCAAATCCACCAGTAACTATTGTAACTGTAGTCATCGTATAATTTGAATGTGGTCGTCTTCTGTCCAGAGTTCGACTTTATCTCTGAACCTATTTTCTTTCTTTAATTTATCATACCTCTTACCTGCTTTTTTCTTCCACCACTTAATAATATTTTCAAGATAAAACTTATCCCAATTCTGACCTGGACATAATTGACAATGCTTTCCACTAATAACTTCCCTTACATTAGAATAACCATAATCAGAAATATAAAATCTTTTCTTTTGAGTTAATCCAAATGCCGTAGTAATAACGTCATTAAATTGCTTAAGTTTATTCGCATCTTCTAAAGAATTTCTTATGAGAGATATCATCTTTGTTTGTCTCTTCATCTTCTTAGATGAAGCAGTATTCTCTGTTAATGGTTTATTATTATTCAATATAGTAAATCTATTATGAAGACGATGAAAAGCATCCTCATGAAGTAAAGGAAGAAATTTACTCTCAGTTAAACCTTTATATCTGAAAAAAGGTTTCAATCCATCATACTGTGATGCTGATGTTGAAGATCCATAAAGTGAAGTAGTCTCAAATAATGCAATATCTTTTTCAAATACTTTATTAAGTGTCTCTCTAGCAAAGTGAGATACACACATCAATGCAAGTAATTTGCCACCAAGATAGTTGTAACCAAATGGTTGAGATGGAACAATTACAAATCCCATAGCAGCATGACGGTTGAAAACCGAAAGATTAGGTGGTTTACCCAACCATACATTTCTTGGTTTTGAATTGATAGTAGGTGAACCAAACCTTATAAACCCTACAGTCTTACCAGTTCTTTTCTCAAATACCATCCAACGCAATTCTCTACCAGGAATATTACTCTCATTATTATGAGATGATACTGCTGATAGTAGATTATTATAATGCTCTTGTGGAAGTGAATTCTGAAATCTTTTACCAATAAATTTTATATCAAACTCCATATCCTCTGGATGAATATCTTCATTAAGAAAATAGTCTTGCAGAGGAGTGATTTGATTTGATTGGACAACTACTTCTTTTTTTACATACCGAAGGTAATCTTCAATAGATGTGAAATTTTCAAAGTAATTGATAAACTCATCAGCAGCCCAAAGAGCATCCTGATTTGGTATACTGTCAATTACTTTCATCTACCTAAAACTACACTCCACCATTATTTCCGTAAGTGCTGCGAGTAAGTTGATCTCTTGATCTGCGACAAAAGCAGCTTGGTATTGATACTTAGATACAATAAGAACAGCAGCAGCGATACTGGGACCATCCAGTACTTCGTAAAGAGCATCATAAACACGCCTAAGAAGTACAGTAGAATCATTGTCCAGATTACTGTTGACCCACTTACGTACTTCAGGAAAGTTTTTCGTCTTAAGGTTCTTAATAACATCATTTACAGCAATATCACTAAAAGTGGCAAGGATCCCAGAATCAATTTGACCACTAACGGAATATCTTTGACATTCGTTAAGGACTCTTCTCCAGTCTGGGAAGTGTTTGTTGATGAGTTTTGCGAGTATAACATCCTCCGATTTAATACCTTCCTTCTCAAGGATCTCTTGGAGTCTCTTGAAGAACAAATAGGATATTTCTTCCTTATCTTTCGCTTTAATGCCGAACTCAATAACAGCACACCTTGAATGCAACGGTTCGAGGATTTTATTTTTATAGTTACAGGTAAAGATGAATCTGCAGTTGTTTGCAAATTCTTCGATGAATGCTCTAAGTAAGAGCTGCACGTCATTCCCTGTGTTGTCGGCCTCATCGATGATAATAACTTTATGTTTCGCTTCAGACGCAAGACTGACTGTTGATGCGAAATTTTTTGCGTTATTACGGACGGTATCGAGAAATCTTCCTTCATCTGATCCATTGATGACATAATAGTCTGCTCCCAATTCATTACAGAGTGCCTTTGCTACTGTAGTTTTACCAACACCAGGAGGGCCACAAAGTAACATATTAGGTATCTCACCTGTATTTAGAAAATCCCTAAAGGTTTTCTTTATACTCTCAGGGAGAATACATTCTTCAATTGTTTTGGGTCTGTATTTTTCAACCCATATAAAGTCACTCATTAATCATAACCAATTTGGTTTTCTGGATGGGTCACGAAGATAATTAGATGCAACCCAAGGTTTGCTCCCAATGTAATTTTGGTAAGCAGTAAAAGTGTCAATGCTTGTGTTATGTTTAAACTCATCGGGCATTGCACGAGTAAAAGACTCGACCATATTATAACACGTAATCACTTCTCCTGCAAATCTATGAAATGTTTTCTTAGCCTCAAATAATGCTTTATGACATCCGTGCAATTTATCATAACGATATGAGTACTCTTGAGATAGAGCACAACCATGTTGAATCAACCATGCAGTATTGTATATACTATCTGCTGCCCACTTGGTACAAGGATGATTCCTGAATGCACCCTTCTTGACCGAGTATGGGGTTCCATCTTTCTTCTTGACTAAATCATCACCCCAATCATAATACCAATGGGAAAAAACAATAGAGAGCATCTGACATGTCTCTAAAGGCATCTTGACTACATGCTTGTCTGGTAAAACTTTAGCAGACTCATGTGGACAAGGGCTTGTCACAAAAATATTCATGCTACTATTATAGCACTTAATTATTCCAATGTCTAATTACTCCACCAATAATAAAACAGTTAGTAATGAGATAAGAAAAGAAAATAATAGAACGTACCAGAACAATGTAATTGTCGTATCGTTTAGTCTTTTCGTCAGCGAAACTACCCAACGCATATTTCCATATCCTCCACCATTTTATCATACTTTAGTAGTATTGCTACGAGTTCTATTGATTATTGAAATAAATTTATCTCCAGCAAATGTGCCTCCAAGACAAACATCAATCTTATCACCATCTTTCCAATTAACTTCACCATTCATTTTGGTGTGTTGCATTGCAACTGCAACTTCATCAATTACTTTTTGTGTTAATCTCATTCCCAATTTACCCTAATAACAACATAGCCTGCTAATACTAATCCAGTACCCATTAGTGCAGGAAAAATCCAAGGAAGTACTGTAAGAAGATGAACAATCTGTATAGTAATTATACCATAGAAAATGTACATAATCCACATACCAATCTTATTATGCCTACTTCCTTTTTTATATGGGTGGCAACCAATAGGTCCACTATCCCACCCATCTTGCATATACTCCTTAGTAGGAATTTCTCTACTCATTATCCAAAGGTTGAATCAGGTTCTAGAGCTATATAATAACGCAAATCACAGTCCTTGTTGGTAAATTTGGACAGTAATTTTTGTGACACAACCACTTCATAAGTGCCTGGTAGAATCTTAATATTCTCAATCTTAAAGTTGAAAGAAAATACCTTATCAGTCTCTCCTACTGTTACAGCAAAAGTATTTGATGTATCATTCTTCTTATCTCTTACAATTAACTTAACCACACCTGCTTCACCTATCACTGCTAGATCAGGTAATTGATATATACCTGCTGCTTTAAGCAATTTATCTAACTGCTGAGTACTTAACTCAAAACTAACATCTTCTGTAGGGAGAGTAATCTCTTTGTCTGGTGGAGTGATAATTACTTGAGGATCAGCAAAGAAATACTTAGATCTCATCTTGCCTTCCCTGATGACCACATGACCATCATTTTCAAAATCCAATTCAGGACTCTGATGCAAACCAAGTCCATTTAAGAATTGATTTAAATCATAGATACCAAAATCCTTTGGCAACTCCTCATCTACTGTTGCTTCAGCAAGAATATTTTTCATCACACTTATAGTGCGAAGTTTACTTCCCTGCTTAAAAAGAATAGATTGATTAATATTCGAAAAGTTTTTAAGAAGTGAAAGTGTTGATTCAGAAAGTTTCATAACGAGTGTTTGTTGTATCAGGTTCTTGAGTGTTGCCGCTAAAATAATAAAGTAACAGACAATAATGCATTGCCTTTAGTATATCCTGTTTTGCAGATCCTTTTTTATCATACCGTGCAAGATACTTAATAGCATTAGAACGACAGAATGATTCTGCATCACCCACAGACTGAATTAAATCTAATGTCTGAGTGCTGTTCTGTTCTGAAGTATAATGCCCTTTATAAGTGGAAGAGATATAATCTTTAAGATCCTTGATACCTTTATCTTCTTCATATTTTTGAGATTTATAATCCAGATTTGGTTCTGGTTTTGCATCTCCACCAATAACTACATCATCACAATCTATTGAAGATAAATTAATTCCCTCAACTCCAGAAAGATCTATATTAAGAGTATCATAATTGGCGGTATTGAGACCAACATGATGAGCAATAGCATCATCATTATCAGCGAATGCTGTAAATGAAGTTGGATAATCACCAAAATCTAAAGCATCACCACCATCTATAGTGAGAATGTCATCACTAGTTTTACCTACAACCCTATCTGCTCTTGCCCTATCCTTTGGATCGGTAAAAGGGTTCTCTCTGTCTGGATCATTACGAGTGTAATCATACCATGCATCAGAGTGCTCTATATCATCAGGGACATTGACAACAGCAGTGTTGCCAATCCCTGTAGTAATGTTTATATTTGTGTCTATGTCTGTATTCTTAATTGGATATGTTTTGTCCATAGTACCATTCAGTTCCTCATAAAGTAAGCTCCATGCATTAATCATACATCAACTCTCCTGATTTGGCAACTGGAAATCTGCATCAACTTTATCATATAGTTCTAAGAATGCTTGCTTAGTTTCATCATCAAATCTGTTTATACAAACTTGGATTGACTTTGCTTTATCTTTAAAGATAGAAAAAGCACGAACGATATGAACCAATCTACGAGTACTGATGATCTCTTCGATACCACCATCATAGAATGTTTTACGAATGATGTCACCCCAATCTACCAATCTCTTACAGAACTCAGTGTCAGTAACACCAAGAGTAGAAGCAACTCTTCCTAGAATCTTAGACTCTATTGCTGGTGAGGGATAGTCTTGCTCGAAGGTAACTGGGAATCTTTCAAGGAAGGCTTCGTTGAGCACATTGGTTCCAATGAATCTTCCGTCGTCGGATCCTTTACCCTTTGTGTTTGCGGTGGCGATGACGTTGAATCCTTTTGCGGGTTTAACAACTCTTCCAATCTTTTTAAGGAAAACACCAGTTCCCTCAAGGATGCTCTGAAGGCAGAGGATTTTGTTTGAGGCAAGGTCGATTTCGTCGAGGAGCAGGACTGCACCTCGCTCAAGTGCTTCAACGACTGGGCCATTGTGCCATACGGTTTCACCATTAACAAGACGGAAACCGCCAATAAGATCATCTTCATCTGTTTCAATTGTAATGTTTACACGAATAAGTTCTCTACCTAGTTGAGCACATGCTTGCTCTACAGAGAAGGTCTTACCATTCCCTGATAGACCAGTGATAAAAGTAGGATAAAAAATCCCACTTTGTATAATTTTCTTAAGGTCTGTGAATGGGCCAAATTTAACAAATGTGTCATCTTTTTCAGGAATTAAATTTTGTTCTACAACTGGTTCTACAGCAGGTGCTTTAAATGATTTTTCAATATCTTCTACAACTTTCTGTGTAACTTCTAGGTTCCACTTTCCACGACCAACGTTAAATTCTTTGATTTTTTTAGTGACGGTCTGATAAGCGATGTCATTCATTCTACAGAACCCTCTCACATCAGCTGCAGTGAATTCGGATCCAAAGTTCGCTTTCAAACCTTCTATGATTTCCTCACGAGTCATTTTGATTTCGAACATAATGTAATTTTGTTTCAATAACCATATTATAAAGCATTGAGTGGGTCTTTAAACCCTTTGTCACTTAATGTTGATATTTCTTAACACTTGCTTCCCACTCCTTCATACTGCTTTGATGTTGACCTTCATTTTCTTTCGGGTCAAGTTTATTGTACCCCTTCATTTTCTTCCACTCATTATAGAGTGCTTGCAGTATCCAAGATTGAGATAGACTTTTAGGTCCATTCTCTAGCAGTTCAAGATGCTTTTTGTTACTGGTGTAACCCTTGTACTCTTCTCTCCAATTGGAGTCATCATAAGGTTTATTCGAAGTCATGAATACTTTCAGATCCTCCTATAGAAAATGGATTGTACTTATCAGTAGCAATTTTATACATTTTTTCATGCATTGTCAAGTCATCAGCAATTTCTTCTTCTGGACGTGGGTTTTCAAAATCTTTTGCCATTGGCCAATTGTCATAAGGGTGGGGTTCGTATTTGTAATTCGGATCAAACCATTCATCATAAGGAACTTTGTCTGGTGCGAAGTACGTCATTTTTTATAAGCAAATGTTTTCTTTTTGATTTGAGTATCACCTTCTGGTGAAGTTTGATTTGGTCTAAATTTACCTGCCTTTATTCTTTTAACATTTCTACCTTGACTATCTTTGCCAAGTCCACCTTTTCTTGTTGCACTAACCGTACCAGTTTTCTTCGTTTGAATAAGAACTGCATCTTGTCCATATTTTTTACCAAGTTTTTTTACTTCCTTTTTAAACTTTCTCTTACCTTTTTTACCAGAGGTGACAACATGACTTTTCTCCTTAACCTTTGTGGTTTTACCAGTATCATCATCCTTCTCATCCCATCTTCCAGATACCTTAGTAGCACCAGGTAAACCCTTACCTTTTATATCACGATCTAATTGTTTTGCTCTTGCCTTATTTTCCTTAGAAGATTTGTCACCACGACTTCCAGAGATGATTGCCATCCCTCCTTTATCTGACTTACTTTTTATTCTAGAGAGACTACTCTCTTGCATAAACTCTTGATATGTCTTCATGCTTTTTGACAATTCCTAAACTTATTTATTCTTCTTCCTGCTCTACTATTGTTTTATAGTACTCCAATTTCCTACGAAGAATCAGAACTTCTTTCTGAAGCTCTGCATTCTCTTCTTCTAAAACCTCTATATGGTCTTGGTAAATGATTACGCTCATAAAGTTATTTAAACATTTAAGATTTGCTTAAGATGAATATCCTTTACATTTCTTCCAATTGGCATACATTTCCCCAAATATCATCCCCTCATGGGATTTTATATCAGCACCATTAAGAAGTTCTTTCTGTCTAGCAGTTAGGTCTTTATTCATGGTGAGGTATTCTTTTTCCCAATTAGGGATTTCTTTAATCCATTCTGCCGTCATGCCACTAACTCCATAAATTGACTAAGAACTTTCTTATTTAGTTTCTTGACCTTAAGAGACTTAACGAATGCTCTCTTGATATCTGCCTTTGAATCTGACTTAGGTTCAAACTCAGCATCTTGTGCAAGAGTAGCAGATGACATTGCAAAGTAAGCATCATATCCAGAATTCTTAATAGTAAAACTCTTATTCTTTGACCAATCTTTCTTAAGAATATCAAACTCTTTACTATACTCATCTGAATAACTTCTCATAAATCTATTAGCATCACGATTCTCAAGAACACGAATACCAATTAAATTCATAGAAGGGAAACTATCCTTTAAATTTCTAAGAAGAACATCTGTAAACTCACGCCAGTTCCAACCAAACTTATAAACTTTACCAAGTTTACGATCTCTTAAGAAACATTTATCTGGATTAACATTACGAGTACCCATATATGGTTGTGATTCCCAATGCCTCTCAACTTCCATATGATATGGAATCTGTGATGCTTCACCATCTGTCAATATAATACATTGAGTTTTTTCTACACCATTATCCTTTTGGAATTTAGGAAGAATTTGATGCAATGCAATGATTGTTTCATTTAATGGAGTACCAGATAAAGATAGTTTTGGTGGATACTGATACCCACACCAGTGACGGAAAGAAAGAGCAACTCTCCAAATGTTTTGCATTTGATGATCTAGAGTCTTAGCATTAGACTTACTAGTGAGCATATTCATTAGAGAAAAACCATTCTCAACTGCTAATAGATACTCTTCTGCCTCATAATGTGGTTTTAATTCCTTATTATTATCATAGTCCACATAAGCAGACCTACTATAAGGACGATGCCACTCATTACTGAATGCATAAACCTCAAATGGAATCTGCACTTTTCTACAGAACCATATTAAACTATAAAGTTGCTTAATAGTATCTTGTAAAACATATTGCATAGAACCAGACCAATCCAATATAAAGACCAATCCATGATTCTTACCATCAGGTAATACAGTTATCTTCTTAAAGATATCCTCGTTATATCTGTAAGTATGAAGCTTCGCTGTATCGAGAACCCCAGTGCGACTAGTAGCAGCACGAGCATAACTCGAAGCTGCCTTACGACACTCAAACTCTTTGACCAAATAATTAACTTCCTTTTGGGCATCTTTTTTAAACTTTCCATACTCAGCATCTGCCTCGACAAAAATGTTTTTACTATCAATACCAAGTTGTTTAAAATGAGAATCTCTTGCAGATTGCTGTTCCCCAAAGTCAGCATCAATCTCTTCATGTACATCACTATTACTAGCAATAATAGTTTCTAGATTTACTTCTGGAAGTTCTAGATAAACATTCTCAATACCATTTTCATTTATAAGGTCTTGTAACTTATCTGCTAGAGCATCAGCAGTATGAACTTCTGGTTCATCCCATGCGTCTGACATTTCACCATCATGTTCTTGACCACCCTGCTCAGATTTTGGTTGTGGTTGTGCTTCACCTTCTTCACCTTCTTCATCTTGCTCAACACTCTTTGATTCTACTTCCTGCTCTTCATAATCAATATTATCCTCACCTAAATCAGGTCTTGCTTCCTCCTTTTCTTTCTTTAATTCTTCCTTACAGTATTCATAAAGAACCTTTGCTACCCTCTTCGTATCAGCAAATGTTTCACACTTACCAATTAAATCGATAATCTCCTTTTCAGCATCTGAAAAAGGTAGATCAAGGAACGAACCAATCTTGTAATATAGATTAGCCCTATCAGCAAGATTAAAATTATCAACATCTTCACCATTTAACTGAAAGAAATCTTTTTTCTGTAATTCATTATATGCTCTATAGAAGGTTTTTGCAAGACCCATATACTTACGCTTAATCAACTTCTCAATTCTTGCATCCTCAACCACATTCATAAATTGATGGGGAATCTCATCCTGCCAATCCCACTCATCTGGTGTGTAAAGAGCATGTCCTACCTCATGACCCACTAGCATATCATATACTTCATTGCTTGCTTTCTCCCAGAGTGGAAGGGTCAATACACGAGTGTGGACATTAAACTGTGCAGTCTCACAACTCTTATGCTCTACTACAATGTCCTCAGTAGCAAGCAGTTTTGCTAGTTGAGACTTGATTTCTTGCTGAACTGCCATAGGTTTTTTCTTTTGATATACCTATAATACTAGAAAACCGCCCCTGTGGACGGTTCTGTAGACACTTTATTAACTGTCTGCGTCTTTCTCTTGCAGAACGCAGTGCCTGTGGTTTAAGTTTTCGTTTGGCCTCCTTCTTGGAGTGGTGCTGCCAGTTCGGGATAGAGTTGCTCAATGTCCTTCCTGCAGATAGTACGTATATTATCTATAAGTTTATCAGTCCTCTCCAACTTATTGGACTCATCATATGCCAGTTTTTGATATGGAACATTCACTATCTTGAACGGAACTTCAAGAACATTACTCATCCATTCACCAAACTCCTCCTTGAAACCATTCTCAAATCTCCACAAATGGGTCTTCTCAGAGATAAAATCCACTTGTGGTCTATACCAATTAACTGCTTGAGTCAAAGGAAAGTTCTCAAGCATCATAGAAAACATCATAGGATCCTCCATTGCTTCTTGAATATCCTCACCATACATTCTTTTCAACCAACTAGAAGCACCAAAGAACCTATTGATAGGATTTCTTATGATGGATATATGAGGAATACCCTCAACATCCAAATACTTCTCATACAATTCTCTATGAAAATGTGCAAGTTCTATTCCATCAACACTCTTCCAAATATCATCTTGCTCTAACTCAAATCCATTCTTCTTAAAATTCTCTTCCAAAAATCTACCAGCAGTTCTGGGAATATGCACAAAAAGAAATCTCTTACCAGAAGAATGTCTATAGGTTGGCATCAATCTACCATTCTACTAAATCCCTTTACCTTCTCAAATCTAGCAACACTCTCAAATTTATCTTCCAATCCTGTCTTATGGGATATAACAAATATATTAGCATCCTTAATTACATACCGAATAATCTTTAGAAATTCTTCTGTACCAAATCCATCCAAAGAGCTATCAAAAACCTCATCCATTATAAGGAGGTTTGTGTTGACTGAATTTTTAAATCTTGCTACTTCTCTCCAAGTAAAAAGTAATGCTAAATCTATTCTCATCTTCTCCCCTTCACTGAAAGAAGCATATGAGAAATCTTCGTGAATTGGTGATTCTATACTTTCATTAAACTCTTCATCAAGTTTAAAATTAATATAAAAATCCATCATCTGTAAGTACTTATTGACCTGCTGATTAATCAGTGGCAAATACTTAGTAATGATCTTTGATTTAACTCCACCATCTTTTAACAACCCATAGGTGAAATTAAAGTATTTTATTTTATCTTTTCTTGAGACTAGTTCTTCATAAGTGTCATGAAGATTACTTTTAAAGGTTTCTAACTTGTCATGTTCAGTATTTCTGTTTTCAAGTTGACTGGTAAGTGTTTGAATTTCAGATTCCAGTTCTCTGACTTGCCTCTGACATCCAGAGACTGAAGTATTGTTTTTAGAAATGCCATGCGTTAGTTTAGTAATCTCCTTTGATAGAACAGTAAATTGACTCTCTCGCTCTTGTTCGTTTTTAATTGCTTCTTCTAGTTCTTTATAACCAGATTGCAACTCCTTTGCTTTAGTTTGAGAGTCTTCGATTTTATTTATTCTAAAGTCCTCTTGAATAGGTTGGGTACATGTAGGGCAAACCCTGTTATCTGTGAAAAACTTATGCTCTTTAGTAATAGTAGATACTTTCTGAGAGATTTTACCTTTTAGATTGTTAAGTTTCACTAACTTATTACCAGCACCAGTTACCTTTTCTTGCTCTTTAGTTAAATCAAATACATCATTTTCTAATGCTTCATTTACTTTGACATAATTATCTACTTCACCCATAAGTGTGTTAATTTTATCTTTTTTATCTGTTATTCTTTGCTTGCCACGAGTTTCTACTTCATCAATAAATCTTTCCTGCATCTCCACTTTATCATTAAGAGACTCTTTCTTAAGTTCAAAAGTCCTCGTCTCTTCCTTAATCTGACGGATTTTATCTTTAATTAAATTATTCATTGATGAAAATATTTTAATATCTAAGAGATCCTCAATAACTTCTCTTCTATTTGGAGCAGTCAATTGCATAAAGGGAACAAATGTACTAGATCCTAATATAACAATTTGAGTAAAAGACTTATAATTCATCTTAATCACATTCTGTTCTAACCACTTTTGTTGATCATTAGCAGAAGAAGATTGGTCTAATAATGTACCATCTCTATAAATTTCAAAAATATTTGGTTTAATTCCTCTAGCAACTTTCCATTTTATTCCACCCAAAGAAAATTCTACTTCTACTCTACAATCTTTTTCATTAGTAGAGTTAGTTAATTGACCTTTACTTATCCTACGAAAAGGTTTATTAAACAAACTAAAAGTTAATGCATCAAGAATAGTACTCTTACCTGCACCATTAGTTCCTACAATTAATGTAGTAGAACTTTTATTAAAAGCAATTTCAGTATATTGATTACCAGTACTTAAAAAGTTTTTCCAACGTATATTCTCAAATAAAATCATGTTTTTCAGATGGTGGAATTACAATGTCATTAGGTGTTATAACAGTAAAGTTGTAGTTATGAACATGACACGTTTTAAGCATCACTTCATCTTCAACTTCAATTACATTCATTTCGGGATAACCTTCATCCTCCAATTGATAAGCAAATCTAGTAGCATCATCTGAATCCTCAAATAAATAAAGAACTTGTCCACCATCATCATCAGTAGCAGAATAAGCACCCTGACTTTCTTTACCAGCAACAGTTAGAATATACATCAAACTAACTCACATGCCTCTTGATATATTTCTTGAATCATTTTTTGGACAGTTGATTTGTCAAGATTTATCTCTGCTTCCTCAATATACCTATTAAGGATAGAAAGAGTATCTTCTGATTCAAATGCTTCGAAATCTTCAGACTCCTGAATAACGAAGTTCTCAATTATTTTGAGTTCATGAACATTAGAATTATACAGCTTATCAACAAATTTTTCAAACTTTTTAAGATCAGTCTTCTTTCGAACAATAAGTTTTACAATCTTACCTTCTAATTCACGAGTATCAAATGTTTGATAGTCATGATCACTATAATAAATTGTATAGAATATTCTATAAGGATTATTAATTGGAGTGTGTTCTAAAGTTTCAGTATCAAAAATATGAAATCCACGAGTATCTTCTAAATCATTCCAATATATTTCATATGGATTTCCTAAGTAATAGATGTTGTCTTGGCTTGATCTTGTATGGTAGTGACCTGAGTAGACTCTTTCAAATTTTTTAAAGAGGTTGCAGTCTGTACCTGACTCCATGACATACCCTCTATGAATTCTAAATCCTTTGAGCTCAAGATGCCCCATCGTTACTGGACAACTTGTTTTTTCAATAAGTTTGAGAGTAGTTTTTTCATTTTCATTATTAATCCAAGGTACAAGTAATATATTTAATTTATCTACCTTTATCTCTGTTGCTTCTGAATATATGTGTATATTATCATATTCACGCAACAATAAATCTATTGCATTTACTTCATTAGTATTCTTATAATATGCTGTATGATTACCAACTATCGTATGTACTGTACATCCTAATTTTTCTAAACGATCAAAGTAATTAACCTTTGACCAAGCAAGAGCAGCAAAATCTATTCCCTTTCTACTATCAAAAGTATCACCCATGTCAATAACCGTGGTGATACCTTCCTTCTCAATCGTAGGAAAGAAAACATCGTTATAGAATTTTAGAAAATAATCATGAAAAACTTTAGAGTTTTTCCTGCATCCAAAATGCTGATCCGTTATGATTGCAACTTTCATCAGTTACGCAACTTCGCATGTACCGCATCTTTAATTTGATTATAGTCAGAATACTTATCTCCGTCAATCTTATTACTATCATCAAAGACTTCAGAATAACCAGACTTCTCAATAATCTTATTCTTAATCTCTAACTGACGTTTCTCTCTTTGTATTCTACGAAGAAATGCGTAATGTATAATTTGCGTAAAATATGCAAAAGGATTTCTTGATTTTTCTGGATCGAAATTATGTATGTACTGAACGCAATTTTCTATTCCATCTGAGATCATGTCCTCTTTGAACATGTAGTTAACAAAATTAGGTTTAAATGATAAATGATTTGCAATTTTTAAAAAACATTCTCCAATATATCTAGGAATAACTGGTTTAGTTTTATCTTGTAATCGTGCAATCTCAACATCCTCACGATACTTAATTAATGCGGCAAGAAACTCTTTATTGTTAACATAGTGCTCAGATCTTTTGCGTTTAGCCATAGGTCTAATTATTGCCATAGGTCTTTGTCACTACTATGTAGATAGTATAACATTTATCTTTCCACTTGACAAGTTCTAATTATACCGTTAGACTAACTCTGTCAGGGTTCAAGGGACGGCTATATATTAACTTTTAGTATCTTTTGTATCTTTAGGATTTTCGGTAAATATTTTTTCTAAAAAATTTCTAGCATCATCTACAGTAGCAATATAACCCATTCTTCTACTCATTTTGGGAGATTGTTCATAAGGATTTCTTTGTGAATCTCTTAAGAAATTTTGATACATATGAATCATTTCTGGGTCATATGATTCTGATAGAGTAATAACCTTATCTAAATTAATAATAAACATATCTTCTCTTGTAGTCTTTAACCAAGGTTCTACTTTATAACCAACCAAATTTCCTTTTGCTTTTATTTCTACAATTGTAATTGGACTATGAACAATGAGCATTGTGCGACCTTCTTCTTCAGAGGCTGCTACTTTAGCATATATCTCTTCACCAGAACTAAGTTTTAATGTTGCATAGAAATCGTCTTCGATTGACATAATTTTATTTTCCTTTTAACTGTATTGTGATTATTTCATAATTAAAATTTTCTTCGTTGTAGATTTTAATTCTTTCGATGAAATGATTTAAAGTGTAATTTCTACGAGAGTTATGGGTACAATCATCAGCAATATCATATAGTATTGCTTTTACTTTGTTTGTACTTTTTCGTAAAACCCTCCCGATGGACTGGAGATTTCGGATTCGAGATTTGGAAGGCGAAGCAAACACAACATTATGAAGACTCCTAATATTAATACCAGTCGAGAAAGTACCATAAGAAGCAACGATAATTGCATTATTTTCAGTCTCAGTGATTTCTCTAACTAGTTCTCTTTCTTCAGCGTCTACACCTCCGTGAATAAAGAATACTTTCCTATCACTATCCTTATTTTTATTTATCTTTTCGAAAAGCACTGCACCATGTGCTTCTACTCGTGAAAACAGTACAAGAGTGTTTCCTTTTAAATCTAAAGTAAGATTGGTTATAAATTTATTTCTTTGCTCATGTTCAATAAGATATTGTATTTCATCCTGGTAAGTATCAAATTTCTGTGAAGGATGTTTAAGTACAAGACATTGGATATCTAATTGAGAAAGATGACCTTGTTTCATCAATTCATCTGTTCGTGTCACTTTATAAGCTGGACCAAACAATCCTTCTAATACCCACTTATGAGTTTGAGTTCCATCTAGGGTTCCTGTAAATCCAAATCTATATTTTGCATGGTGCAACTTTGTCATTATAGATACTAAGGACTTACTCTTAAAAAGATGTGCTTCATCACCGATGATTACATTATAGTCCTCAAAGAATGATCTTTCTAATTTATAGACAGATTGCCAAGTAGTAATAGTAACAGGATATTCATTAGTTTTTTCTTTTCCAGAATATATGCGGTGGCAATATGACTCAGCATCCCAACCATAATCCTGAAAATCTTTGTACATCTGCTCTACG